TGGCCAGTGGCTCCTACGTACTGACCAGACCGAGTCATCTTGATTAAATCAAGATAGCTCTGTTCAATCGATCCGTAGGCATGCAATACGGGGTTCTCCAGAAAAGTCATGGCTTCAGGTCTTTCTTCGAGCAACCCTGTTAAATAAATAACAAGGTTTTCTGCTAACAGCCCAAGAGGTTTCCCTCCTGAGCTTCTAGCAGGATCGCTCTGGTTGAATAACTTTAGGCTGACTTCACCGAGAATTTTATTCGCGGTTACATCAGACACTATAGTTAAGGGGATATTCAATGCCTTACTAATCTCATTGAGATGGTAGGCCGCTGACCCTCCTCAGATAATTCTTATTATCTGTTCAACCATGTAAGCTTTATTCCCTAACGTTCTGCGAAACGAACGTCTATGAGGATAAATCTTACTAAAGAAGTCCTGGACCACCTTCTGGTATGAATCAATGACATATCCCTTACCTTCTAACTGCATAAGGAAGGAAGTAAGAAGGTAATACTTCTTACCACAACCTTTTAAAGCAGATATTGGGACAGGGGATATTTCGACACCTTTGTGTATCCACCTCTTCGCAAATTCACATGTAGTTTTACTAATGTGAGTCTTTGCTAAAGAGACTTCCACACCAAGGGCGTCTATCACCTCTAAATACCTTTTTCCAACCTCATCATCACCTATCAATATGTCATCTCCAAGGAGTACATACTTAAGAGTTCTTCAACTCTTGTTCTGCTCCCTGGCGATCATATAAAATAAGTAATGATGTGCGACTGCAAACGAGGCCCAAGATGAGTAGGCTCCCATAGGGTTCCCAACAGAATAATAGATTGTTCTATCTTCTGTAGGGACCTTAAATGGGTAACCTACCATAATGTGTCTCCATGCATCCACATAGGTTGTAGGAAGGTGGCCTTTGAGGACATCACATATAAGATCGATAGGAAATCTATCAGTAGCTGATGATAAATCAACACTATAGAAAACCTCCCAATCTTTTATGTGACCCTTAAAAGCCCCTTGGTCAAAAGTCATATCCTGAGGAATCTTCCTTAATGCAGAAAAAAGATAGGAATGCAGTCCCTTAAGGACTGTTTGACTAAAGTAATCCATTATAGCGATTACTCTAGACTTTCCTTCTTTATCCGCAAAATAGGATAAACGTCGAAGAGGAAAGCCCGATTTAACGAGCTTATACTCTTGACGAAGACCCAAAAGGATATCATGATTGGCCAAGGCCGTATCTATGAACTCAGTTAGTTTCACTCCTCCTAGGATTTTGATAGCCTCAGTTAACTGGTTAGGTAAACTGAGAAGATCATCCACCCAGGACGCTAAAGCATGACCGAAAGGTCCTGTTTTAGTTGTAAAGTGAAATCTTCTGAATCTTAGACGGCGGGGGATATGACCTTTATGGAGATATCCAAGTTCTCTTCAGAAGTCCTTACTATAACGACCAAACTCTAGAGATGAATCACTTCTTTTCGAAGGTTCTTCAATAGGTTTGATCTTTAGTTCAGGACGACTTTTCAGGCTCCTAGTGGAAAATAATATAGTAAGGACGAACTGCAGCAATGCTGGAGAAGCGCCTTTATCTATATATTTCACTAAGGGCCCTAGAGCCTTGGGTATTCCAGACGAGGTGACTCTTACTCCAGGAATCTTAATTGGATTACCAGAAAGGTAATTTAATAAGTTTCCCCGGATTGCCTTAACATAAGCAATCCCAGCATCAATACCTCGAGTCTTAAAGACTCTAAATATTGAGTGGATTAAGAAGTCAAATTCCCCTGGAGCGACTCCGGGGTTAACGAAACCCCGGATTCAGCCTAA